TTTGATTGGTCGGTTGGCGTAGCATTACACGAAGCGTCTCACATATTACTTACAGATTTTGACGCAGCACGTTCTACGTTTTCTAGGATTCCCATTCCTGTTCCTCTTTCTTTGAAGAAAAAAACGAAAGAAAAAAACATATCGGAGAATTATTTGGCTCATTTGTGTAAATGGACGTGGAATTATGTTGAAGACCGATTCATAGATAGTTACATATTCAAAGAGGCTCCGGGTTATCGTGGATACTACAAAGCGATGTATGACAAATTTTGGAATAGTAAGGTAAATTCCAAAGCTCTAAAATCCGACGCATTTAGAATCCCAAACCTCCTTTCTTATGAATTTCGTGTAATCAATCTCACAAATCCAGACACCGATTTGGATGCTTTGAAGGGATTAAGAGAAATTGCTGAGTTGATTAACATTGATGATATTTTTAGACTAAAGACGACAACTCAAAGAATTGATTTGAGTTACAAGATTGTAGAAATCATCGTAGATAATATATCAGTTCAGACAAAAGACGAAGACCCAAATTCAGCCGACGCAACGGTTAAAAAGGTTCATGATAAACTTTCATCTAAGAGTGGAGGAAATGAAAAACCAAAAGAAAAGGAAAGTGGCAATAAACCGGAAGTTGATGAAAAGAAACCTGCTGAACCAAAACAAGAAGAAAAGTCAGAAGAGTTGGGCGAAGAAGAATTAAAGAGTCGTGTTAAGGATGGAGATAAACCAACGGAATACTCTCCAAGTGATGCTGGGGACACAAAAGATTTCACAGATGAAGAGTTGGGTAGTTTAAGTAATCATTTCAATCAACAACGTAACATTCTTGACCATAAATATGAAGGTATTAAAGAGAGTGTAACCAAAGAACAAGAGGCTATTCTGGATGTCATTGAAAAATCTGGCATCAATTTGATACCTTCTGGATTTGGTTTGAATGGTGATTATACTCAAGCATCGGTTGATTGTATTGTTGTAAGAAAACTTACCAAACAATTGATAGATTCTGGACAAACCATTTTTCCCCTTGCTGCAAAAGATTATTCAGCGCCCGGCCGAACAGATTCGCCTCCAAAGCAATATGAAGATTCGGTTGCAAGGGGATTTGTCTTGGGTAAACTCCTTGGAAGAAAACTTCAAATACGTGGCGAAGAAACTGTTACCAAGTTCATTCGTAAACCATCGGGTAAAATTGAACGTAGATTGCTTTCTGATATTGGAGTGGGATTTGAAAATATCTTCAATAAAATGAGATATGAGAGATACAATAAAGCTAGACTTCATATTTCAGTAGATTCCAGTGGTTCAATGCAAATGGATGGTAAATGGTGTCCAACCATGACGTGTGTAGTCGCCATTTGTGTCGCTGCTTCTATGGTTGAAAATTTGGAAGTATCAGTATCATTCAGAAGTACAATTAACGTGAAACTTGGTGAAGTGCCTTATGTTGTATTAGCTTACGATTCCAAGACAGATAAGATTGCCAAGATTAGACAGTTATTTCCTTATCTTCGTGCTTGTGGGGCAACACCAGAGGGATTGGCATTTGAGGCTATTGCAGATGAATTTATCGTTGGTAAGAAAAGCAATGAACAGGACCATTACTTTCTAAACATTTCAGACGGTGAACCGTGTTATAGCTTAGTTCCTAAAATGAACAAGTATGGGGTCAGCTTTAATTACGTTGGAGAATCTGGTGCTCTACACACAAAAATGCAGGTGGATAAAATACGCAAACAAGGCGTAAAAATACTAAGTTACTTCATAAGTAGCGATTGTTCTCCCTCTATTTTCACAGGATTATCGTTTAATGCTTCAAGGGGAAAATCGTTGACATTGAAAGATTTGTTTGGTATCATGTACGGAAAGGATTCTCAGTTTATAGACGTGCAAAACGTCAGTGATATAGCTAAGACGATTAACAGACTTTTTCTATCCAAAGTATAAAATGGATATTGACAAACCACAGAGTTTATTGTACAGTGCTCGTGCTACAAGCTCTCAATTTAATAGAGCATAACAAGAAGGCATAATTATTATGAGTATTAGAAAAACACAACGCAAGAATAAGACAAAACAAGTAATCACATGGCCATCATCTGAATCGTATTTTACGATTGACAGTTTGATTGAACTGAATCCTCATATGCTTACATCATCCGGCTCCGATATAACTTTGAGGGTTCGTTTGAATAAGGCTGTGAGTGATGAAAATTTGGTCGCTGTAATCGGTCAGAAAAATTGTGGTAAAGGACGACCACAATTGGTATTTTCGGTTCGTCCCGTAAAACAGTTGGCCATTGACAATGCAAAGAATGATGGAATTTCTTTGGATATGCCAAGAATCATGACAGTCATGGAAATCTCCACACAAACTGTAATGCCCGTCGTAACTCCGATTACGAACATCACATCAAAACCCACCGTTCAATCTTCCACTGTAAACGCCTAATTGTCATTAAGGTGCCATACCCATGCAAAAAAAGAAATCTATCAAGAAAAAGAAAAAACTACAGATAATTGATATGCATGTGTATGGCATTTTTGACATACAGAAGAAGGCAATTATAAAGATAAGTTTGGATAAAGACGATTTACAAATGGACTTAGCCCTTATGGGCGGCCCAAGCGAAAGTTTGATTGAATGTGAGTTTGATATTAAAGTTGCACTTTAATTTTTGCTCTCATACGTCATGAACATTTTGAATGAATGTTTTATCGAAGCATCTTCTTTGTAATAGTAAACGGTTGCTTGTTTACTGATTTTATTTAGTATGGCTTGAATTTTTTGATTGGACCCATATGCTATAGGCATATGAAAATCATCATCAAATAACACCGATAAAACACCGCTTAATTTGAAATGGTTGTAGAATAATTTACTATCGTCAATATAGTGATACCTTAATGGTGGTTTAGTATGTTTGACGCTACCACCCAACTCTATTGTTTTTTTTGCGCCCTTTTCAAATAAAAATTGTGATTTTCGGGAATACAAAAATACAACGGAATTTGGAGATATTTTGGTGCTTTTTATAACTGACAACGAACCTATCACTATAGGCATATCCATTTTAGCATCAAATAAAGCATAAGACGACTCACTGAGTTTAAAACAGTGATAGTATGTATAAGTTTTTATAACTTGTTTATCGTTGACTTTAATAGAAAGCATATTACAATATAAGTATGGACAATTTTTTCGAATTTGAACCCCTTTCCAAAGATATTAAACAAAAGTCTTTGGATGAGAGAAAGAAAGCAAATGAATCTGGCAAAAAATATGCCAATAATGATGCTTATAAAAATATCACAGGCGAAGACATTTTCGATTTTGAGGAAAATAAGAAGAAGTTAATTGCTGATTTGGATTGGCTTACTAAGATTAGTGTAGAAGAATTTACCTTCCGTAAAAAATGGGAGGAAATGCAACTACTTACTGATTACATCACAGATTTTGACGGACAGGCAAAAGCCCAAATATGGGCACCAACCGACCTTACCAACGAAGAACTTACCATAAAAGAAATCAACGAACTGCAACCAAAAGTTGTTGTAGTAGAAGGTGATTATTTGGAACGGTTGTGGACAACGCTTCGATATTATTGTAGTAGCGCAGAATACAATCAAGCTCCCGGTAGATTTATCAAATTTTTGATGATGGATGAAAACTCCGGTAGAGTGTTGGGGGTGTCTTCAATTGCTAGTGATGTTATTTGCATTTCTGATAGAGACAAGTATCTTGGTTGGACACCAGAAGATAAATTGAAACAGAAAATGTTAAAACATTCAGCCATAGGAACGACGATTGTTCCAACACAACCGTTTGGTAGTAATTTCCTTGGTGGAAAACTTATTGCTGCATTGGTTACTTCAAAGAAGGTAAGAGACGAATGGGAACATCCAAGGGCTGGTGAGTCTAATCCTGCTAAATTGGTTGGTATGACTACTACAAGTTTGTATGGTGGATTTTCCATGTATAACAGCCTCAAGTGGTGGAAGCCTGTTGGTATGTCCAAGGGTAAAATCCCAATCAAACCTTATGAGAAGGGGTATCACGATTGGCACCAATGGTTGAAACAATTTAAGAAGGATGACTATGAAAAGGCTATGACACAGAAGGAAAATGTGTCAGGCCCAGTCACAGGCGCAAAGATGCGTGTGTTGTCCATGATATTCCAAGCCTGTAAAATCAAACAATCTGATTATTGTCATGGATTTACCCGTGGAGTCTATTATTCTTGTTTTTATGAAAACACAAAAGAATTTCTCCAACGCAAGATTTCTGAGGCGGAATTAGTGATGAAGCCACTATTTAAAGAGGACACCAAAGCCATTTTGGATTGGTGGAAGCCAAAAGCTATTGAAAGATACAAAAAACTCAAATCAGATGGGCGTCTCAATCCTGAGAAGCTATTTTACAATGTAATGACCAATATGACATACGAAGAAGCCAAAAAACAGTTCTTTGATGCCGTGGGTCGTTGATGGTGTAATATGGGAAAAACATATAAAAGAAACGATAGGTGGAAGAAAGACCGAAGAGATCAAAACTTCCGACAAAGTAAAAAATTCAAAGAGTTCAGTCACGGTGGATTTACGGCACCAAAACCACATTTACCTGACTCCAACACAGAACCGGAATTAACAGATAATGATATTAACAACTCTTGAAATTTTAGCACTCATAGTCAATTTATTTTTCATATTTCGTCTATACAGAAGAAATAATAAACTTCAAAGGGAAACGAAAAAGATATCTCTCGATATAATTTCTTTACAACGTAATCAAAATAGGTTAGTATTAACCATTAAAGAATTGTATAGAGAATTGAGAAAACGTGACAAAACCCTTAAAAGACAAATCAGACCCCGTTCCGGAAGTAAAGAAACGGGGACGGAAGAAGACTGAACCAACTGCCAAGGGCATTGGTTTATTTGACCACATCAAACACATTCGGTCTATCCAAGACCCGGACTATTTTAAGAGTCTGACGGATTTGGATAAAAAGTCTTTCAATCATTTCATGATATTGAAAGCAATAAGCATGAATTCTGCTTTGTTGGATGACGTTTCAACATTGTTTAAGTATTTTGATAAAATACCGTCTCCACAGTTCTATCAACTTCTCATTGGTCTAATCCCACCAGATAAAAAATTCTACCCGTGGGTAAAATCCAAGACTAAATCTCACAACGACGAACTACTTGAATTGGTGGCTCGTTATTTCGAAATTTCTAAAAAAGAGGCTGCAGAATATGTTGCTATATTATCTTCAAGTGAAAAAGGCAACAAACAACTAAAAGAACTCTGTCATTCTTATGGTTTGAGTGATAAGGATGTTGAATCTCTTATGAAAGGAAATGAAGAAGAATCGTAATTGTTATGACAACTAAAACTCCAATCGTAATAGGCGTGGGCGGATTCGCTCGCAGTGGCAAAGATACGTTTGTAAAGATTGCCAGAAAAATTCTAACTGAACATGGATATCGTTGCACTAGATTGGCCTTCGCCGATGCTCTAAAAGAAGAGATTGACCCATTCCTACTTAAATATTACGGAATTAGTGCGTGGACTGATGACGCGGAAGAAAAGAAACTTATCAGGCCGTTTTTGGTCGCTCATGGTTGTGGAAAAAGAATACAATCAAATGGTAAATACTGGATAGAAAAACTTGATTACCTGATAGGTGCGATGCACAACACTCACGTAATAAATCCAAAAGAAGCGACAGATGTAGTTTTCATCAGTGATTGTAGATTTCCAAATGAAGTTCAGTGGGTTCATGAAAAGTGGGGTGGTTGGTTTATTCATTTGAGTAAATTCAATATGGTAAATGATATTGATTACAAATTCGATTATGAATCGCATCCAGAATTGGATGGGACTGAACATCCTGAACAATACTATCCTGACGATTTCATAGAAACACCCGTCATACGGAAAGTGTATGATGATGCTCCTAATGCCGAAGAAGCTGAGAACGACCCAATCTGTGCATCACGGTCAGATGTTCGGATGGAAATGGAGAATGCCATTGATAGAGAATTCCGATTAACAGGTAATAAAATTACTACGGACTCACTGATAGACAATACTTATCTTAACGAAGAGATTAAGTTATGTCTATTGAAGTGTCCTTTATTGACGTTGGTGTAAAAACCGACGCTCCTGTGAATCTTGTTGAATGTTCAACTCCAGAACAAAACAAGATGTTCAGGAATACGATTGACACCTATCACAGTTATGTCAAATATAAGGATTCTCCGACAAGAAACATCCGATGGTTGGTATATGAGACGATAACAGGAAATCATATTGGTGCTGTAGGATTATCTTCTGCTACTATTGCCGTAGCTGTCAGAGAAGCTTTTATTGGTTGGGATAATGAAACCAAGATGAGGAATCTACGTCACTTGGCAAACAACTCTCGTTTTTGTTTAGCTCAACCTAAAATATCCATAAAAAATGCTGCATCTTCAACTCTTAGACAGTTAAGAATTGAGGGAGCAAAGCGATGGAAGTCGAAATACGGCGACGACCTCATTCTGATAGAAACCTTCATTCAACCAGAAAGA